TACCTCTTGTTTATATTTATTTTCATACAAAGTCAACATGTCTATCGGGCCTTTTAAAAAGCCATACGCCTCTGACAGACAGCAGTATAACAGCCCATTTGGAAAATTAAGACTGATATAATTGGTATCATTATTCTCTAAAAGATTAGGCATTTTGTTAAAATGTATTCTAAATCTATATGTTGTATTTGGTGTCGGAGCTAAAAATATTCTACCAGATGTGGTATCTGTATCACCAGTTGCACCACCGAACATGGCATAATATTTAGGTTGACCTTGGGCTGCTGATGTCCCTGTTATATCTTGATATTCTTGAAGGTAAGACATATCTTTTTTTTCTAAAAATCTATTAGCTCCTGTGATAGCTGACCCATTTGTGTCATATACTTGAATGGCTCTAACAAATAAACATCCTGCTGGAGCGTTTATAGATTCCTGACCTGCCACAAAATTACCTAATTGTTGTTTTCTATCAGCATCTATAGGCACATCTCTAAAAATTCTATATTGTGCGTTTAGAATTATATTTTCCAAAACAGCATCTGTTAAAACATTAGAATCTGTTTCGGTATAGCTTCTAATCTGTGTTTTTAATCCTGATGCACTTAGTCCTGCCATTATGCTACAATCTCCTGACAACGAGGACAAGATTTTCTAAATCTATTATGTCCAGAACAATGTTCAGGTTTATGAACAGGAATCTCAGGTTCTGGGACTTTTGTAAAATATTCTACATGCTCATCCATATTC